AGAAAAAAGAAAAAAATCAGCTTCAGGTGGAATATTTTATGCACTTGCTGAAAAGATTATTGAGGGTAATGGAACTGTTTATGGCGCGGCATTAATAGATAATAGAATTGTAAAACATATATATACAAATATTAAAGGAGAAAAAGAATGTATGATGAAGAACTTGAAAAAATTATGTTATTTCATATAATATTCAATAATTATGTATGTGATTTAACAGAAAAAGATTTTGTTGATAGTAAAAATGTTATAATTATAAAAGCTATTAATAAGCTAAAAAAAGAAAAACAAGATATAAATTTAATTAATATTCAAGAAAAAATACAAAGAAATAATAGTAAAATATTAGAGTATTTAGCTAAACTTGGAGATTATGGAATAGGAACAGAAGCAGATACAATATATAATAAAATAATTCAATTATCACAAAAAAGAGCTATATATAATTTATTAAAAGAAAATATAATAACAGTTACAGAAAGAACACCAGAAGAAACATATACAGACTTAATAGATAAAACAAATAAAATAATGCAAAGAGCTGAAAAAGAAGAAACTTTTATTGAACAAATATCTAAAACAGGCGAAGAAATAGAAAAAAATTATAAAAACAGAAATGATTATTCTTTATATACAGGAATAAGTGTTTTAGATGATAAGATATTAGGATTACACAATGGAGAATTGACAATAATAGGAGCAAGACCACGGAGTAGGCAAAACAACTTTTGCATTACAAATAGCACAAAAAATAGCAGAAAAAAAGAAAAAAGTTGCAATAATAAGTTTAGAAATGAGCGATATACAATTAATACAAAAACTAATATCAAAAAAGACAGGTGTTAACTCGTATAAAATGAGAAGCGGTAATTTAGTAGATGATGATTGGGAAAAAATTGCAGAAGGACTTGGGGAATTAAGTGATTTACCAATAAGAATAATAACAACGGCATTTAATATACAACAAATAGAAAAGACAATAAGAAAATTAAAAAATAAAAATGAATTAGATTTAGTTGTAATAGATTATATACAATTAATAAAAAATCAAGGAAATTTTAGTAGTAGAGAGCAACAAGTAGCAGATATATCAAGAACATTGAAATTATTAACACTAGAACTTAATATACCAATAATTGCACTGTGTCAATTAAATAGAAATGCAAATAAAACTGAGCCAACACTAGCAGACTTGAGAGAGAGTGGAAGTTTAGAGCAAGATGCAGATAATGTATTTTTCTTATATCAAGAGAAAGAACAAGATACACCAATAGTTGATATCGTTTTAAAAATAGCAAAACAAAGAAATGGAGAAATAGGAAAAGTATATTTGAAATTTAATAAACCTAAAAGTGAATTTGTAGGTCAAGTGAGGTGGTAGTATGAAAGAAATAAATCAAGAACAATTATTAAAATTAAGTGATGCTGAAAAATGTGAAGTATTAAAAGCAATTATATTGGGAAAAATAAAATATATAGGAGATGATAACAACAATGGAAGCAATACAAAAGTTAAAAAATACAAGATCAAGGCAATTATGGAATAGAAAACTTTTTTGAAATAATTTTAAAAAAAGCATTGACAAAGTTATGCTAATATGATAATATTTGAATTGATGAAAGGAGGTAAATTTATGAATGATAAGTTAGGAGTTCTAGTTGATAAAGATGTTAAATTAAAAGCAAGTTTTGTATTAAAGTCTAAAGGAAAAGATTTATCAACAGCGGTAAGAGAAATGCTTGATAAATATGCTAAAGAGTATGACGAAATGCAAAAAAAATAATAGTTAGTGGTATGACAAGTTCTAACTATTATTTTCCAAATATTATAGAAAGGCTTAAGAAAAACCTTTTTATATATATTAACACAACTTAACAAATTTGTCAAATTTATAGGAAAGGAGAAAAAAATGAAATTAGATAAAATTTTAAGCAAAACAGCAACAATTTTAGAGGTTATAGCAATCTTTATTTTAATATTCAAAGCAAAATCAATGATAGTTACAACTGCGAACTGGTTTGAATTTATGGCAATTTTTACGGGGCTATTAATTGATTTAGTATATAACAAAATTAAATGAGAAGGAGGAACAAATGAATAAGTTAATTAAGAAAACTGTTAATAAAATACTTGATGAAAACGAGCAGGCTAGAGAAGATGATAATTATTTAATTTTTAAAGTAGTGCAAGAGCTAGAACCTGATTTAGCTGGAACAACATTTGCACATGTAATGTTTAATCTGAAATATAGGAAAATAAGTTTAGAAAGCATTACAAGAGCTAGAAGAAGATGGGCTGAAACACATAAGGACTTACTTAATAGCAACGTAGAGGAAGCAAGAAGAAAAGAAGAAGAAAACTACTTTACTGAATACTCAAACAAATTTTAGGAAGGAGAAAATTATGGGTAATGATTATTACAATGACCAAATGTTAAGCAAATGGGAAGATAACTACCTAGACCCAGACTACAAAGAAACAGACCTTGGTCAATACAATGAAAATGAAAGAATTGAATACGAAGAAGGATTTTATTGCGATGAAATCAAAGGAATAGATTAATTTTAGGAGGAAGAAAAAATGCAAGAGTTAAGTTTGTATCAAATAAAAAATGGTTTTATGGAGCTTAATAACGCTGATGATATTAGTGAAGAGGACAAAGCTAAAATCAACGAAGAATTGAGTTTAGCATTACAAAATAAATCAAAAAACATTATAAATTATAACAATTATTTAAGCGATTTAATTGCTAATGCAGATATAGAAATTAAAAGAATACAAAATTATAAAAAGATGTTACAAAATAGACAAGATAGATTTAATAGTTATTTACTAGAAAATATGAATGCATTGAGCATTAAAAAAATTGAAACTCCTGTTGGAAGTGTAACTGTTGCAAAAAGTCCACTATCAGTAGAAATCACAGATGAAAGCAAAGTTCCTGAAAAATACAAGACACAAGTTATAACAACAAAAATTGATAAAACCAAAATAAAAAATGATTTTAAAGAAACTGGCGAAGTTATTGAAGGAGTTCAATACAACACAAACAATACACATTTATTATTTAAGTAATTGAAAGGAATAAAAATGGATTATTTAGATTTAATTGATATTAAGTGTAAATGGGAAAATGGAGATTATAATGCTCCAATAGAAAAGGAGGAAAGACAATGAATATTTATGAGAAATTAAACGAAATTATAAACGAATTAGGAATAGTCGAAAAGAACTTGAATGTTTCAACGGGAAAAGGAGGAAGTTATAAAGCAGTGTCCGAAAAAGATGTACTAGACGCAATCAAACCAATTGAATATAAATATAAAATTTATAGCTATCCACTAAATAGAGAAGTAATTGCGGATGAGCAACTAGAGAAGATTAGTACATATAACGGCAAAGAAACAAAAACAATTTCTCAATTTATGAGAATAAAAACAACTTATAGATTTATAAATATTGAAAGGCCAGAAGAATATATAGACATAGTAAGTTATGGAGATGGAATAGACACAGGAGATAAAGCACCAGGAAAAGCTATGACATATTCGGATAAATATGCGTTAATGAAATGTTACAAGGTTTCAACTGGAGATGATCCAGATAAAGACGCAAGTGATAGTTATAATATGTCAAATAAAAAACAGATAGTTAATAAAACAGATAATGCAGAAACCAAAAAACTAATTACTGATAACATTATCAATTTATTCAATACTTGGATAGCAAAAAATAATATAGATAAATCAATAATTGATTCAGTTCTAAACAAATATGGATTTAAAGCGATAAATGAAGTAGACACAGAAAGTTATAAAAAAATAGTCAATGAAATAAATAATATTTTAAAGAAAGAAGAAATAGCATGATAGTTACAATAGAGAGTGTTGTAAATGAAGGAATAAAAAAGCAAATAATAATAAATGTTCCAATTAATACAGAAATTGAAGAAAATAAAAAATATGAGCTAAAAGAATACAAAGAAAAAAGGTCAAAAAATGCAAATGCATATCTTTGGGAGTTGTTAGGAAAGCTACAAGACAAGTTAATAATTCCCAAAGAGGACTTATATAAGAACTATATTAGAGAAATTGGAGCTTTTGATACATTAGCAATTAAGAATGAAGCGGTTGAAACATTTATAAGAGAATGGAACGCAAGAGGGCTAGGTTACCAAGTAGAGTTAATAACGTCAAATGACGTAGTTACAGAGCTTGCAATATACTATGGCTCAAGTGCTTATAATACAAAACAAATGAGCAATTTAATTGAGTTAGTTGTAGAAGATTGCGAAGAGCAAGGCATAGAAACAAAGTCAGCAGATGAAATAAGGAGCATGATAGGAGAAGCAAGATGAACAAATGTTGAGAGGATTGGAGGTAACGTAGTATGTCAGAAATGTCAGAGTATTGGAAAGATGTAAAACCTTATTATAAAGAAAAACACGATAAAAGAGTTGCAAAAACACCTGATAGAATCGAATATTCAAAAAAAGAATTTATGAAAAATGGCATTTATGCAGAATTAAAAAATATCCAAACAGGACAATTTAATATAAGAAAAGGACAAAATATTATTGTGTATTATTGCTCAACAGGAAAAGTATTATTAAATAATAAGCCGAAAGAGGCAAGAGGAATAAAATATGTTATTGGCTTATATAAAAATTTAGGAATGGAAAATTAAAAGGATTGGAGATGACTTAATATGAAACAAAAAATAGATTTAATGGAATTATTAAGTAAAGAATATTATATTGTTGATTGCAATCATTTTACATATTTTGCAAGAAAGGTAAGAATAATTGGTTGGGAAACAACCTCTTACAATTCTGAAATTGAATATATAATAGATGTTCCAGAAACATATTCTCTAGATACAAACAGAAAAATGTACTTAGAAGAATTAGAGCAGTTTAAAACTTTTAAAGAAGCACAAATTAAATGAAATTCCAAAGAATAAAAAAAGAAAAGAAGATTATTTAAAATCTTGTTTTAGTCAAAGCTATTTAGAATTAACAAATAATAAAATAGAGGATTTTTGAAATGTATTGTAAATATTTATCAAAGAGTTTAAAAGGCAATTTAAGATGTAAATTATTAAAGACAATAACTTATATAGATAAGTGTAAAAAATGTCTTAAATTTGAACCTCGTGTGAATAAGCCTATAAAAAAAGTAAGCAATAAACGAAACAAATTAGAAAAGAATAGATTTAGTATTTTTACAGATAATTTTAATCAATGTTATTATTGTAAAAGAAAAGTAAAAGAAAATGAAAAATTAGATTTGCATGAAGTTTATGGTGGAAGCAATAGATTAAGAAGTATAAAAAATGGATTAGTAGTTCCATTATGTAGAATATGCCATAGTAATGAAAAAATAATAAAATATTTACGAATAAAGTTACAAAAAGAATTTGAAAAGACACATACTAGAGAAGAATTTATAGAAATAACAGGAAAAAGCTATATTAAAGGAGATGATAAATAAATGAAAGAAGAAGAAATAATTACAAGACTAAAGGCAATCGATATGTGGTATGACGTTGGAGAACAGTATAGTTTAAATGATTTGAATGCAATAGAAGGAATATTAAAATTATATGAAAAACAAAAAGACAAAATTAAAAAAGCAATTGACTTATTAGAACCAAATGGTGAGTTAGTAATTGTGAGTGTTGCAGTAAAAGTAAAAGCTCACAGTTTACAAAGACAAGGTGATTTAAATGGAATCAATAAATCATTAAAAGAAGAAGCTGCTGAAAGAGCAAATGAATTTGCTTCTAAAATTGATTCATCATTTAATGTTTCAGTTAAAGTTTCCAGTGGAAATCCTGCTGATGAAATTGTTAAACTTGCTGATGAAATTGGTGCAGATTTAATTGTTATTGCTAGCGCTGGTGAAACAGGAATACATAAATTCTTAATTGGTAGTGTTGCTACTAAAGTATTAAAAACATCTAATGTCGATGTTTTATTAGTAGAAAATTAAATATAGTGTAGTAATTTTTTACTACACTTTAAAATCAGAAATTTATATTATTGATTGGATTTTATTATTTTTATAAACCTTTTTTTAAGATATTATACGATTTTTTAATAATATTAAATTTATGGATGAATATCTCATTTTTG